ACGGTGGCGGAAAGTAGTTCCTGAAAAGCGCCTTCGATAAGGCGATCGAGCATGGTGACGGCGGGCATATTCTAAACTGTTGTTGTCACCAGATCGGGCGAATCGATGGATCAAAAGTGACCATCGTTTTGCACCCAGCGCCGCCGTGGGGGAACGTTGGCGTGTAGGAATAGCGCCGCACGCAATCCGGCCAAGTCATTGTCGCCTTTCCCCTGGCTGCTTTGGACGTATCAACCGACCGATCGTTGTCCTCGATGATAAAGGTGCAAGGCAGGCCAGAGCCTGCGACATAGTTCACGGCTTCATAAAAGTGACCTTCATCCTCCGCGCCGTCGCCTAGAAAGCACCATACCTTTGATGCGCTGCCCTGTTCTTTAAGAGTGTGCGCGACTCCGGCCGCTATTCCGCACGTCCCGGCCAGCACGCTGGATGTGTAAAAATTTAATTTACGGTCAAAGACGAACATGGATCTGCCGTCTTTGATCATCTGTTCCAGTGCGTCGGGATCCCCGCCGGCCAAAAGATAGTGATAGTGCGATCGATGGGTTGAAAAGATCCAATCGCCAGGATGGATTTCTTTATAGATTTCAATCAGTTGATCTTCGTTTCCACCGCAAAGGTGGATCAGATAGGGCAGTTTCCCCTGCTCAAAAAGGGCTTTGATCCGCAGCTCAAAATCGATCAGGTCTTGTTTATTCATACAAAGGCGTCATGGCTGTCGGTTGCCAGTTTTTCAAATAGCGCAACCTTCGCGTGATTGGCGCATTCATGCAGGCAGCTCACGCCTGGATTAAAGTTCTTGTGCCATGCCTTGGCCTCATCCCCGAACCATGCCTGACTGAATGTTTGATTCTTCATCGATGCGATCCGGCCGTGATTTGCGTATGCCGTATTGTGGCAGGCGTAAATGTCCAGATCGGCACCCACCACGCAAACGGCCTGAGCATATAGGCAACGATGAAACGGACGCAGCGGCGACTTGCTTGGACTGTCCAGATCATAGGTCGTATTGATCGTAAAATCCTCATCACAGAATGACTGACATTCCGCAAGCTGTTCACGCACCCTGGTCGCAATCGTACCGTGATATTCCTTAAAGTTCTGAACATAGACGGGCGAAAAGCGGACGTTGCTCACCCCGCATTCCTTCAACTCTTTTGCAAATGGAACGAGCCCTTGGTAATTATAACGGGTGATGATGAAATTGATTCCAAGATCGCAGCTTTCGGTCTTTGTATTGGAAAAGTTTTTTATGTTTTGCATGATCGAATCAAACGATCGATCCGGCACGTTTCGGCTGGCGGCCATCTGTTCGGCGCTGGTGTAATCCATGGAAATCCTGACCCACTTGGCGTTGCCCAATACTTCCGCCCGCTCTCCGGTGAGAAGCTGGCCGTTGGTGATGATGGAAAGATCCAGCCCGGACGAAACAGTCTTCGTCATGATTTGAACGATGTCCCTATGCAGCAGGGGTTCGCCGCCTCCGCTGAACGTCACGGCCTTGGTGCCTATGTTGGAAAGATCCTCGATCAATTCCATGGCCTTGGCCGTAGGCATGACGTCGCGTTCGTTCATGCTGGTGTGCATTCCGGCTTGCAGATGTAGATCCGGACGATCTTTAGGCCGAGTTGTGCCGTCAGAATAAACGCAAAAACGGCACGCATGATTGCAGATATTCGTCGGTTTGATCCGCACGTAAATTGGGGCCGTGATAATATCGTCTCGGAAGCTGTGGATTTTATCCGGGAACGAAAAGATTTTTAGGTCGCTGTATTTGTTTTGCTTCACCACTCATCCTTTCGCTCGACAAGCATGGTCGATCGGCCCCAGCTCAGTCCCTCAAGTGCGAATTTATATTCACCGGCCACCTGCGAAGGATGTGAAAGATCGATGACTGGAAAGTCCACCATTCCCCTGATCGCCTGAGTAAAGTCCTGCGTATGGGTTGGCCCTGTAAAAAGTGCCTTCTTTTTATTTCCAACGACCACTCTGATGATGGCGGCCGGATAGAATTGCCCGAAGCTTATTTTGGCCGCAGCGCCTAGATGGTTCACGATTGCGTCCAAGGCGTTCAGAATGAAATCCATTCTTTCGATAAAAACGACGGGCTTCAGTCCTGCCAGACTTAGGCCGGTCGCCATTCCAACCATAAGATTTTCAGCCACGGGAGTCTCGATCAGTTGAGAATCAGGAACGCGGTTAAGTGTGCCAGCGGCCCGACCGCCCACCTTCACGCCGTATCCGATGAACCGGACGGCCGGATCCCAAGCCAAAGTTTCCATGGCTTTGGTCAGCTCAGCTTTCAAAGCAGACCCACTTCTTCCAAAATATAAATGGCGTGGAATGCGCTTCTGGCCATCTGTCCGCGTTCAGTAAGGATCACGTTTTCGGTATCAGCGCAAAGCAGGTGAAAGGCGTCTTTATTGTGAACGTTCAGGCACGGCCAGCTCGGCCCGGTGGATGTTCCGATGATGGCTTTTGCTTTGGCGGCCGTGGCTCCGATCCAAGTGACGTTTTTATTTTCAAAGGCAGGACAGATCTCAGTCGGCGCCGTTGTGATTACCCGATGGCCTTTTGCGATAAGTTTTGAAATTAAAACGGTGAAGTCGTCTTTGTTGAAATTTGTGAATTGATTCGACAGCCCCGGCGAATTGATGACGACGACGTCGAAGTCTTCCGTAATAGGAATGAACGATTCGAGCGCCCAATAATCAAATAAGAGATCTTCCGTTTTGCGTATTGGATTTTTTACAGCCATTCGGCTGGCCAGTTCCTCAAACCAGCACAGGTGAAACTTTGCAAAATCCAATCTGTCGGGATGGCCGTACCAGTAACCGTCGGATCCGCGCCAAGAGTCGATGCTGTCTTTGGGAGCTTGGTCAATCGTTTTGAGAATCAGCCGGTGTGAAATATCAGACCGGAGCGCGTCGATTTCCTCAAATCTGCAAAGGTCAGGACTGTAATAGTGCGTGATCTCTAGTTCAGGATTTTGCAGGCATAGGCGGCGCAGAAAGTTTAGCTGCACCAGATTGTCGCCAAGTCTGAACGCGTTGTGCGTGTGAATCACGGATTGCGTTCCTTAAAAATCTTTTCTCCCAGCGTGTAGTTTTCTTTGGCGTTGTGCTTTTTGAATTCTTCGTCCTGTGGTGCGCCGGTGAAGAATGGGTTGTTATGTTTGAAGACCACGTCTTTTGCGTCCACGATCACTCCGTCGAATTTTGCCCTGTGGCTGAATTCGTTGTCTGAAAAGATTCCCGAGCATTGATCATATTCAGCCGCAAACATGGCACCCTGATCTTCTAGTCTCGCCCGGGTCATGATCGCCATGCACAGCAGGTCATCCTTCCGATGGCCGTCGCTGATCGCCAAAACCTTCGGCTTGCTAGTATCGCCAAGCCTATCGATTAGGATCTGATCCCAGTGCAGCGGTGGATCCCAATCGTCGGAGCCCTGCACGATGATCTCGCCTTGCGCAACTGCGGCCGCCCTGTTCCAAGCGGCGATGCAGCTCCCCTTGCCCATGACCGGCCCCCACGGTTTGAGCGTCTTCGCCTTTTCATCGTCGTCGTCGCAGGAAAAGATCCACTCGACGGCCGCCGGATCGGCCGCCTTTTTCATCCATAAAATCCGGGCGTTAATCGCTTCTTGCGGTCGCCCGCGGGTGGCGTGACAGATTGAAATTTTGACCGGACGAATCTTCCGCCAGCTTGCAGTCACTCGATCGGCCTCATCGTTGTCGCCAACGGCACGGCACGCCGCGATGTACAGATCGATGCATTCAAAATCATAGACCGTTCGCTGAGCGTTCCAGACCGTGACGCCTGGATCCGACTGAACCATCGCCGATTTGAGATAATGATAAGCCGACGACCAACGGCCGACGGACGCTTCCTCTCGGGCCAAGTAGTAGAGAGATTCCCGGCGGCTGGGATTCATGTGATGCGCCTTGTGATAAAGCTCGATCCGCTTTTCACGGTCAGGCGTGGCCGTCGCCAAATTGTTCATCGCCTCGTAGGCCAGCGTCGGTTCCTGATCTGGCCAGTGGGCGGCAGCGTTTGACCAGGTAATCGATTCCGTCCGGTTGTTGGATAGGAAAAGTTCCTGCTGGTAGTAGTATGCGTACTTGCCGGCCTCGCTCAGTTGCGCTTTTAGAATGCGGAGATTGCGGTCAGCGCTTCCCTGCTTGTATCCACCGGGGTGATGTTCAACCCAGACGGCCTGCTCGCCCACTGAAGTGAATCCCGGAAGCGGCAAAAGCGCTTCATGCACGGCGTAGTTCCACCGCCCCGTCCATCCGTTATCGGTTTTCTTGACCATCCGTTCCCGTACCGGGGTCAGTTTGGCGTTTAAAACCGCATAAACTCCGGCATATATCCCGACCTTCGGATCGGATTCAAACGCCGTCACGGCCCGTTTAAAGGCGTTTTTTAGGTCTTTATGAGGCAGGTCGTCGCAGTCGATCCATACGGCATAGTCCCCGGAGCAGGCATCCAGTGCCTTGTTGCGGGCGGCGGCGAAGTTATCGATGTGTGGCCAATCGGCGCCTGCTGGTGCGTTGTGATATTCTGTGATGACGGCCCCAGCCTTTTCAGCGATCGCCCGGGTGCCGTCGTCCGGCCGGGATCCCTGCGCCATGCACACGACCAGTTCATCGCAGAACGGTTTGAATGCGGTCAGGCAGCGTTCCATGAATTGCGCCTCGTGCCCGGCGATCATGTAAATTGAAATTTTAGGATTTCGGGTTGCCACGTTTAAACCTCTCGAAGTCCGAGGACGTAGCTTCCGATCGACGTATCCAAAGAGGCCACTCGGTAGCTGACGGAGTTGGCCACAAGAATGGATCCGATTGTTGGAGCCGATGAGATGGCGGTTAGGTCAATGGTGAACGTAGAATTCAGATCCAAATCAAAGCCGCCCAGCTCGACGTTTTCTTTGCGTGAGACAACAGACAGGATCCCGGTGACGCTTGTGGATCCGATGGTGGCGGCGGTGCCGGTCTGGGTGTAAAGAGCCGCCAGACTTTCCTTCAGGCATTCAGTAAATTCAGACATGCGAGGATTTCTTAAAGTGGAAAGGGCGGCGGGCCTTTCAGCCCACCGCCCTCCCCGAGTGAATTAGCTGCCGTTGATACGCACGAGGCTCGATGTCTCGCCGGCCTTCACGCCGTAAATTAGCGCATAGGTTCTTTGGAGAAGTCCTTTCACGACATCATAATTCTCCCTGATTTGTAAACTCAGGCCAGTGCGGGGTTCCGTCACCACATCGATCGTTCCCGGGATGGGGACGCCGGTGGGGACTTCGGGCACGCGGGCGGCAATCAAAAGCGCTTCGCGTTGGGCAAAAAAACCGCCCAAAGTGATCCCGTTGCTTGGCACGGCAGAGTACATTGAAATATTGAACCCTGCGACGGATCCGATGCCAGCCGTGCGGGCCTGTTCACCGGAGATCTGAGCGTTCGCCACGATGGTCGAATCATTCAAGAGACGGCCATAGAACGAAGGGGCGAGAACCGCGTACCGATCGTGCTGGGGAACGTTTGCGTTGTTGAGGGTGATTCCAGCCGACACCACGGAGGCGTAGCTGAAGGTTGCCGAGCTCTGTGTGAGCGCGGAGGTGAAGCTGCTGGAAGTGACTAGCGCAAGCAAGTCACCGACCATTTGCAACCCGAGAGCATGAGCGGCCGCACCGGCGAACCGTTCGATCAGGTTGATGTTGGAGCTGGTGCGCTCCTGATCGTCCACAGCGTAGGAAACGTGTTTGAACTTGTTCAGAGTGATCTGAACGTCGGTCTGTGTAGTAGCAGACGCCACATATCCGTTGGCCTGCGAGTAGTCCTGGGCGGTCGTCGCAGAGATGCGGTGGGTATAGATCGAGGCGTTGTATTTTGCAGCTTCAGACGAAAAATCTGTCACTGACGATTTTAAAAAATCATAATTGGCGACGAGAATCTCAAGCGCGCGTTGCGCGATGACATTCGCATTCGTTGTTCCGATTGAGTTGGCCATGGTGGGTTTCTCCTAGTTGGGCTTACAGCCCGAGTTTGCGGAGCAGTTCCGACCGACGGGCCGGAGACTTTTCCGCGTTGAATTGATTGAGGATTTCAGCCCGGCCGAGCGGTTGGCTCGATTCAGCGGGAACCGCCACTGCACCAGCAGCGTCGGCCTTGGCTTTTTCCAAAGTGGTCACGGCCTTGTCGGCCTTTTCGTCGGACTTGGCGCTCATCTCGGAAGGCATTGGCTTTTTGGCCATGTCTTCGGCGGGAGCTTCAGGAGCTTCGGTGATGTCCTGAGTTGCGTCGGCTTTCATCAGCGCAAGCAGCTCAGCCAGCATTCCGGCGATGTCGGTCAAAGTAGGTTCGGCCATTTTTTCCTCGGGCTTGTCGGCAGGTTTATCGGCAGGCATTTCGGCCAGCTCGGCTTTCACTTCGACAACGGGAGCTTCAACGGCAGGAGCTGCGACCTCGGCCACGACGGCCGGCGCGATCTCCTCTTTCTTTACTTCGACAGACGCTTCATTCATTTGCAGTTTTTTCATGTCAACTGCTGTGAATGCAGAAAACATTCCGGCGGGGTTGGCGGCCGGAGTACTCACCACGCTGATGTCGTAAATTTCGGTTACCCTAGCGAAACGATCGCCAGCGACTTCTTCAGGCACGCCGCTGAACGTAAGGGACAGGCCGAACCCCTCCGGGAGTACTTGCGCTAAGTGCTGTACAAACTGCGCTTCGTTTGTGTTAAACAGGGTCAGATCGCCCATCAGTCGTTCGCCTTCAATCCTGAAACTGTCGATATATCCAAGGATCCCGGAGACCTCGGCCCCGTGGCCCATGGTCACTTTGATCCGCTTCATGGAATTCGCCACTTCGAGCGCCTGCTCGAGCGACTTTTGATCGATCAGCAGATTGTGGCCTTTGGCCTCGCCGATCGTAAGAATAGAAACGTTTGAGAGTTTGTTGGCCATGCAGGCCAACGCGTGTCAAAAACCTAGTTTCTCAGCAGGACT